GAAAACTGCGGGGGATTTTCCTTTTGTCAGAAAAATCTAAAACGCCACAGACTGTAAAAGCCTGTGACAGTTGCACCCTCTGATGCACCCTGTTTTCTCTGCACCTGGCAGCTGGTGCGACAAATAACAAAAAGCCCCGGGGATCCATTAAGGTTCCCCGGGGCTTTGCTATGTCACCATTTTCGTGGCGCAACGAAAATGGTTATGTTTTCGCAACGTCACGAAAACATTAGTATACGTTTTTCCGCTGCCGTTCCAGATACTGATCCGCAGCAATGGCCGCCGGGGTGAAAGAGTTATTCTTCCACCACGAGATCAACGCGGCCACGGTGGTAATGCCCGCCGTGACCAACTGCTCCACGGTGGCGCTCTCGATAGGCAGCACGGGCTTGCCCAGAGCGCTCAACACCTGATTGGTCAGTGCCAGCAGCAGGACAGCGGTGCGGGCGATGGTTGCGGTAGAGATGTGATACTTAGACATGGTTAGATCCTTTCTGCTCTGTGGAGCTTTCTGCTTTTTGCTTGAGGATATCCACGGCCTTGATAATGACCTCCGGGATCGGCAGCCCCATCAAGCCCGCATTTTCGATAATAGAGATCGTTTCATTGGCCACGAACGCGATAACGGCAGCGTCCCGCACGAAGTTGGAGCCCATCACGGCATCCAGACGGCAGGCAACCAGCACGATCAGCAGGGTCTCGCCCTTGCGGATCAGCCCCTTCCAGCCTGCGCGGCTTTCCAGCGTGCCGGTCTCGGTCTTGGGGCTTGCGTGGAAAACTCCCGCCACGATTAGACCGGTGATGTAGTCGATGGCCATAAAAATGACCAGCGTTTGCAGGGATGCGTCCCAGCCGCCGAAAAGGCTGGCGATCATGCTGCCGATCGCGCCGATGGCAAAACATACATAGTCTTTCACGGCTCGCCTCCTCACATCGTCCACCGGCTTTTGTTCGGTCGGGTGTCAACGTGCACCCAGCCCTTTGCCCGGCCTGCCTTGACGGGATAGCGGCCAACGCCGCCCCAGTTGTGCAGCAGGCTTTCCGCGTATGCTGCCACGTCCTCCACGCTGGTGCTCGCCACCTGAATGTCCGCAGCGCGGCCAAGCAGGTGCTGGCTGCTCTTGGAGCCGCCCACCTTGGCGTTGTGTGCGGGGGTGCGGTAGCCGCTGGTAATGGTCACTGCCTTGCCGAAATGCTCCCGGATACACTGGAGCAGCAGCACCAGCGCCTCGTCCACAAGGATCTCGTCAGAACCATCCTTGCAGCGAAACTCCCGCACCTTAAAGTCCGGTGCAAGCTTGCGGTTGCCGTCCTTTGCAAGGCTATACTGTCTGATCATCTCGTTTCACGTCCTTTCCTTACAGCCGCTTCAGCAGCGCAGCGATGGGCTCCATGTAAAACCGCTCGTAGCCGGCCTTGTTGGGGTGTGTGCCATCAATCGTGTACTTGTCGCTCAGCTCGCTGACGCCGTGGGCACCCATGGGCGGGGCGCATTCCTCAATATCCACATAGGGCACGCCCCACTTTTTAAGCGCCGAAAGGATCGCGGGCTTGTAGGTCTTGTACCAGTTTTCGCTGCTGGCAAACAGTCCGCCGTGCGGGAACACATAGGCCACACGCTTATCACTGCGTTTTTTGGCCAGATAGTCCAGCATCGCTTCCAGCGTACCGATCGTGTCCCCCATATAGAACGCCGGATTAAAGCTTCCGTTCAGCGTGCCTAGCTTGGCATTGTTCCATGCATCATTCACGCCGCCCTCCAGCAGGATGTAGTCTGCCTTTTCCAGCTCCGTAGAGCTTTTCACGGTCATGCCGATGCTGGTGCGGTAACCGCCGTTCACATTGTCAGGGACCAGTGTCGCCAGCGTTGCACCGTCCACCGCTTCGTTGATCAGCCGCATTCCGTACCGGTCTGCAATGCACTTGCCGTAGCCGCCCGCGCTGCCCTTGCCATAGGCGATGCTGTCGCCTGCAACGTACAGTGTTTTTCCCGCCAGCGGGTCAATGATCTGACCGTTGATGTCGTATATCTCCATCTTACCACCCCTTATTGATATATGCTTTTATCCGGTTATCACTCAGCAGGCCCTTGTACACCTTGCACTGATACAGTGTGCCCGGCCAGAACTGCTGCTTTTTGCTGCCGTCCGCGCTCTGTGCCGCACCGATCAGGAAGGTCTGGGGCACATCGGTGATCGTGCCGTTGCTGGTCAGCCATTCAGTCATCTGGCAGTAGGTGCTGCCGCCGCGGTACTTTTTACCGTCAATCTGCACCACATACCGCGTGCGGGTCTTGAGGTGCTCGATGCTGTCCGACAGGGTAACGCCGCCGTAGTTGTAGTAGGCGAACTCCGTCTTATTATTCAGCGGACTGCTGGTGGAGTTGAAGCCGGGCAGGTTGGCGGTGCTGCCGGTCTCGGTCAGGCAGTGCAGGAAGGCTGGCCATGTGCTTGCATCAAAGTTGTCCCCCGCCTTTGCGTCCACCAGAATGGTGTACTGCGGCGACTCGGTGGATGCGTGCTCCAGCAGCTTCAGGCCGGTGTCAAAGCCGCTGGTCAGCTCCGTTTCGGCGGGCAGAGTGTAGATCAGCTGTGCTGTCTCCGCCTGCGCAATATTCACCGTGCAGCTGGCGCTCTTGCCGCCTACCGTAGCTGTCACCGTGCAGATGCCGGCCTTCACGGCAGTCACTGTGCCGCCTGCCACCGTAGCAAGACCGGCGGGCGAAACGCTCCACCACACCAATTTGTTGGCAGCGTTCGCGGGCAGCACCATGGCGGTCAGGGTCTGGCTCTCGCCCTCGCTCAGGTTCAGGATCGCGGCGCTCAGGCTCACGCTCTGCACGGGAACATCCTGCGCACTACCGCCCCACTCTGCCCGCAGGGCATTCAGGGTTGGCTGCATCGTGTCGGTCTTGTAGGCTGCGTTTTCAAACAGGGTCAGCAGCAGCGCTCTTGCGCTGCCAGTAAAGCCCTCGCCCGGGTCTCCCTTGTCGCCTGTGGCGGCGGCTGCAATGCCATCCTCCATGTGGTTCAGCTGGGCAGCCGTCAGGGTCTGGCCGTCCACAAAATTCTGTTTTACGTAGCTCATTTGTTCCTCCCTAAGATCATTTTTCCAAGGACTGCCTGTCCCAGCACAGCAGAAGCCGTGTCCGTCGGTGGATCCGGCTGCGGAGGGTCTGGCTGATCTGGAATGCGGTCTTTCGGCCATGGGTTACAGGTTGCGGTGATCTTCACGGCAGCCTTGTACTCGCCGGGGGTCATCTCCACGTCCAGCTGCCCAGCCCAGACCTCACCGTCCCGAACAAAATAGAAGTGCAGCCATTGCCCTTGCAGCAGCGCTTCCAGCTGCGCACGGATAGACGCCCACTGTGCTTTGGGTCGGTCGCAGACAAACTCCATCGAGATATTCCGCTTTTTGTGGTGTACGCTGCCGTCTACGGCGCGGGTCAGATCCAGCAGAAAATCCGCGCCGGGCACCTCAACGAGCATAGAATCGGTTTCCGGTTTGCCGATCTGTGGAGAGTCGCGCTTGAGCCACAACCCAAAGTCCGACCGCATGGAGAGCGTGCCCTTTGGCGTTGTGATACGCATATCGTTCAGGCGGGGGCTTTGGGCGGCGAGCGCTTCCAGTGCGGCATAGTCTCTCATGTGTAGGTCACCTCGGTTCCGTCATCAGCGATCTGCACTGCAGGTACTGGAGCGGCGGGAGACTCAGGCGGGCTGTAGATTAGTTTTTTGCCGTCCCATACATAGTCGCTGCAGCTCGTGCCGTTTCCAGTCTCGGGAAATTCGTCAAAAACAGCCTCGTTGGGCTCAGGTACGGGCAAAAAGCTGATATGGTACCATGCGCCATTGTACAGTCTGCCATCAGAGCAGACCTTTGCCAGATACTTAAAGCCTTCTTTTTTCATTACATAAACCCATAAATCTTGTACGGTACGCACATACCGGCATCTTCTGACCAGCCGTCACCGCCTGGATTTTGGAGGTTGAAAGACCAGATACCCAGAACGGTCGTTCCTGAATAACTAGAGGTTCTTTCGTACCCGCTGCCGAACACGATACGGTCGTCATATACGGTCACGCTGCGTTTGTGCACGGTGTTCCATGGGTACACCATACTCATTTCCACGCCGTTCACGGGCACGATCATAGAGACCAGTCCGGCATTGCCGCCTCCCGCGAACCACGTCCCGCCTTTTTGGCTGCGGAACAGGATCAGCAGCGCAGAGTAGCTGGACAGGCCGCTCGGTCGGATAGTCTGGGCACCAAAAGTCGTTTCGCTGTTATACCAGAGCTCCTGCTTGTTTCGAATGCCGTTGAACGTAATGGCACCGCTGCTGATGGAACAGCTGCCCATGCCGTCCGTAATGGAGATGGCGTTGGACTGGATATTGACCATGCTGCTGCCATCCATGACCCGGATACCATCGTTCAGGATCTGTACCCGTTTGCCGGGCAGAGAATCGTGCCGGACGATGAGACCGTTCTGCGGGGTGAACTCCAGAAAGTTCGTGGCAGTTTTGGCAGCTTCGGCTGCATCCTGCTTTGCCTGATTTGCGGCGGTGTCATCGGTATACTTAGACGCTTTCACCCAGTCAGCAGCCTGATAGCTGCCGGACTGGCGGGCGGTCTGGCAGCGCAGGATATCACCGTCGTCGCCCTGCATCCAGATGTCACCCACGTCATAGGGCGGGGCAGGGGTGCTACCAAAGCAGCGCACCTTTCCGTCTGCGGCGGCCTGCGCCGCAGCAGCGTCTGCCAGAGCCTTGGCAACGCCCGTGTCCCGGATGACGGTCCAGCTGTAGGTGCTTCCATCCAGCACCCAGCGGTAGCCCAGACCGGTGAGCTTGTCGTAATACAGATCGCCGATGTGCTGCTTTTTGGCGGTGTCGGTCGTCCAGTTTTTTGCAGGCTCGTTTGCAGCGGTGGGCGTGCCGGCATAGAACCAGCTGGTGATGTTATCATCGATCTGGTTCTGCAGATCTCCCATCTTCACGACAGCATTCGAAAGCCCCTTGGAGATATCCGATAGCTTACTGTCTGTGCTGCTTTTGTAGGCAAACAAGCGCTTCAGCATATCCTGATGGTATTTCTCGGAAGTATAGGCGCTTTCCTGCAGCAGATTGGTCGTGCCCATGTTGGCCACCTGCCGGTCAGTCAGGGTGCGGCGGGTCATGCCGAAGGTGAACTCTTTCTGCGCAGGCTTTTCCAGTGGCTCCACTAGTTTTGTGCAGAGCATCACGGCATCCACACTGTGCGGTGTGCTGACAATGTGGGAGTACATGGCAAAATCCAGCCGGTCGGTGTCGTAGCCTGCATCCACAAGATCCACTGCCCGGATGACGTAGCTGGTCTTCATGGCGTAGTTCTGCTGCAATGCCTGCACACCGGCTGCAAAGGTGTCGTTCGCGCTGTCGGTGTCCAGCTCTACAATGCGGGTGATGATGCCGAACTTCTGCACGGCTGCATCGTTCTGGATCCAGCCCTCTTCCAAGTTGTAGGAGTAGCCCGATGCAGGCAGATACTGCGCAACAGTAGCGGCATCTGTTTCCATGATGCCCCAGCGCTCCTCGTGCTTATCCTTGGAGGTGTCCCGCCACCACATGAGCTTGTAGTACCACTTGGAGGTGTCCACCGTGTGCTTGTTGCCGATAGGGTAGATGCGGGTGTACAGGTCGGTGGCATCGGTGGTTTCGCTCAAGTTGAGCAGATTGCGTCCGTACTCG